ACCTGTGCTGAGCTGCCCCGCACCTTGTTGCGCTTGAGTTTGGAGTTGTGAAAAGTCAGCAATGCGCTGGCCACCATAGGTTTGGTATGGGTTTTGATTTACGTCTGTAAGTGCAGAGCCCATAGACAGCACGTTTTGTGCGTATGGTTTAGCCCATTCGGGTAAATCTTGAACAGTTGTAGTTGTTCCTGTCGCGCTACCACCGCCACCACCGCCACCGCTACCCCAAAGGGTAAATGATTTAACGATTCCAAGTGGATGGATTAAACTGAACAGCAATTTCATGGCGCTCATAGCGGCTCCGTATTCAAAACTTTTGAGAATATCTTGTCAGTAAACGTGTACCCAAGATATTCAAATAAACGTGAATTGTCGAGGAAAACCTTTGTGTGCATGATGACACGGTTAACCCCTTCTTTTTTAAGCACGTCCTCAGCGAACTGAAATAGACGGAGACCCACACGACCCTTGCGGTGTTCTTTCTTTAGATAATAAATATCCTCGAAAGCTGTCAGGCAAGTCTTGTAATGCAAGTGCGGCTGCACAATAAAAATCATGTAGCCAATAAGCTGATTATCCTCTCTAACCGTGATGCAGCGCAACATGCCAGCTACCTGAAGTCTACCGAACGCTTCGTAATCTGGGGCTAAAGGGAAATCTTTGCATGGGCACAGCTCATCGTAATGGGCTGGCAGGATTTCCCTCAGAGCGTCGATAAACTCGCCGGGGTCTTCAGACTGGTACGTTGTTGTCATGCGGGCAGGTATTTGTCAGCTTTGGTATTGGTAGCTACACGGTTCTTACCTGTGGTTTTGCCGCGAGCCTTCTGGACTCTGTCCATCATAGCGTACAGTTTACGTGCACCAGCTTCGGTCGAACCATTACCCAGCTCAGAAACAATCCGTGCGGGCACAACAAATTCACCGTCGGCGAGTCGAGCAGGTTGCTTATGGCCAATCACAGCAGGGATGGAATCAGACACACCATCGCCGGGGCCCTTCAAGAGTCGGCCACCATCAGAGTAACCACCAAGGTTGTAGTGCGCATCAGCAATACCGCCAGTAGCAAATCGGGTTTGTTCGCCTGTCACACTGTCTACGCCAGTATCTGAAGCGTCTGATACAACGTTCTCAGAAGTTGGGGTTTGCCAAGGAGTAGCGTAGGCTGCATGGTTGATGTCAGCCATCGGGTAGCCAGTATTAGCGCCGATTGCGTTTTGGTTTGACATCTGCTCCACAGGGCCACCACCTGTATCAGGGGGGTTGGAAGTAGGTACACCGCCGTCAGCATAACCATAGAGCTGCTTAGCTTGGTCATCGGAAAGCTTGTTATACGTAGGGTTGAAATAGCGTTGTTGACGGCCAAAGTTCTGCGTCATACCCGATTGGTATGAAGGCACGTCAGGAGCAGGTGTTGGGCTGTTTGCGTTGGGACTATATGAATAGCGTTGACCCATGCTTGCATCAGATTGTGAGGCCAAAGGTGTAACAGGTTGTGGTTTAAACGCATCGGCAAGTGCAGGGGCCGCAGCCATAAGACCAGCTTTAGCTAAACCTGTACCGCCACCAACTTGCCCCATAAATGCTTGTTGCCCAGCAGTTGATCCAAGGCTACCGATACCTGTACCTAGCTTGTCGTACGCGCTTTTTTGTGCGTACTCTTGAGCCGCTTGCTGTTGTGCAGCCAGAGCTTCTTCGCCAGTTAAGTTAGTACCTGCTTGCTTTAAGGCTTCATTGGTAAAACCCGCTTCGCCAGCGCTTGCAAGTCCTTCGCCTAAACCAGCACCGCCATAACCAGCAATACCAGCCATCAAACCTTTTTTCAGGCTACCAGATTGCGCGTAACCTAGGCCCCCCGCAGCAGCAGCGCCAAGCATGGGATTACCCGTAGCTGCGCCTACACCGACGCCTACGATTGTAGGAAGCATTGAAGATAGAAAGCCCATATTAGCCTCGTGAATTGGGGTTGTACATATTATGCCTTGATGCGTAAGGGGTAGCTAGTGCCGCCGCCAGAGGTATCGCAATAAATATCACCAGAACGGAGATGCGCAAGGTCTGCTTGAGTAGGCAAACTAAGTTTGAATTTACCGCGAGTTGCAGGGTCTGGCTCGGCAAAAGTTAAACCAGAAACCACGTTGACAGTACCGACACCTTGAGATGCAGCCAACATAGGAGAAGCGTTGTCCAACTGAGTGAAGTACAAACGCAAAATGTTTGTGAGTTGGTCGATAAACTTCTGGTCGTACTCCACTGGAGCAGCGGGTAGTCGCGGAGCGATTGAATTCTTTTGTCCCATGCTTACCTCCGACCGTCAGGTCTAATGTCAATACGTGGCGTGCCGAGCTGCCATGAAACGCCTAAGTCAGCAGACCCAACACGGAACGCCATTTGACGGCCACGAACTCGAACATAGACGTACTCGGTAAACTGCTGCACGTTGTACGAGCGGACGTTAGAGTAGTTATTTAAGCTGGTTACCGTAGGAGCATCTGAGCTGCCATAGTCTGCACCGGGGTTTTGGCGTGGGCGGACAGTAAATGTGAGAGAGGGCGAAGCTGAGTCTGACCCATCAAAAGTCACGTCAGGAATGATGCGAGTAGCCAGACCAAAGTTGTGCCCATCACCGATGTCAAAATCAGAAGACTGCACATACGAAACAATAGCCGAAGGTGGCGTTGTTGTTCCATCATCATTACCGGTTTCTTGGTAAACAAGCTGCCCAGCATAAGGTGTAGCCATTGGCTCAGCACGAAGAGGGCTATCCAACCAAGCAGTACGGCCCATAGTGCCGTAGTACCAAGTGCGTTCCAAATGGTTAAAGATGACATACTTATCAACCACGGTGCTGTTAGCGGAACAGTAGAACCACCACACTTCGTTAAAGCCTTCGTTTGTACCAGCAAAGAACTGATACGACTGGTCCATGTTGATGTCATCAAAGATGTATTGACGAAGCGCGCAAGGGAGAGTTTCCACACGACCAGAGTACATGTAGAACTTGTCGGCACCCATCCAGTAGGTCACGTTGTTCGCCGTAGCTACGGTGTTGGGGCCAGCAATCGAAATGTTTGCGCCCATGATTTGGAAGCCCCAAACATAGGGTGGGCCTAAGTACTGCATGGAGTACACAGCGGCGTCAGTAAACACCAATATTTCTTGGCGGGTCTGCAAAGCGCTAATGATTTGCGAACCGTTACTCAGTCGGTAGTCACCAGCTTGGTTAGTGGTTTGCGGAGTCCATGTGTAGAACTGTTCTTGGTCTGACCAACGAATAAGCAATGGGTCTTGAGTTGCGGAAAAGAGCGAACCTGATGGATCGTTTGCGCCAAATGCAATGACGAAACGCGAAGAGTCCGATACCAAAACGGAGTTAACTATCGAGGGAGTAGTCGAATCCATCGTAGCGCCATTGATCGTAGCGCCCGCAGCCATAACAACACCGCGATCAAATGTGTTGACGTTGGCATTAACAGTCCAGTAGTACATAGCGCCACCACGGGGGTTGAAGATTAAGTCTTGCCCGTAGTTAGATTCGCTCCAAAGACGCAGTTGCTGTCCGACCGCACCAGAAGTAGCTGACGTGCCCCACCCAGAGAAAGAAGTGGTTACTTGAGTAACTGTAGCCCCGGCAGTGTGTGCCGCTGCTGTAGAGCCATTTGCTCCGCGAGTGCAGCCAGTCAATGTATTTGTAGAAATACCAGAATATGTAATGGACTCAGAGTCGATAACGATCGTACCTGTCGAACTAAACCCAGTGGCAGAAGTCAGCACAATGGAAGTAGCACTGCTATTTACAGTGGTGTTAAGCGTGGTTGTTTGAGAGCCAGTAACAACGCCGCCCCAAGTACCAGCACCCCAACCTGTTGCGTAGGTATAAACATCCAAGCCTGTGTTGATCTGGTATGTAAACGTAGCCGTACCCGCTGCACCGGAAGAGGTAGCGGGGGAAGACACAACAATGTTGTATTGGTTTGAGTTCAGATAAGTAATCTGAAACTCTTTGTTTAATGCAGCAGCAGGAATACCATTGACCGCACCGCTAACCCCAGAAATCGTAACAAAGTCATGGTTAGATGCACCATGGCCGGGGTCGTTAACAGTTACTGTTGTTGAAGTATTGGTTGTAGTAAACGCGCTTGTTATCCCTGTATGCGTTGCACGTATGGGAGTGATGTCGTAGAACAACCCGTTAGGGCCGTTCTGAATGTAATATTTGAGGTTAGTACCGACGGCAAGCAAGTTCTGCCCACCAAGCGTAATCCAATTCCACATGGAACGCGCAACACCCCAATACGAGCCAGTCGGCGGCTGCAATGTTGCTTGTGCTGCGCCCGTATCACGAACCCAACCACCAATTTTTTCGGGGTAACCAGAGCGAAAACGAATCTTATCGCAATCGAACCAGCCGCCTTCGTTAGAAAGAGTTGTACCCTCGCGGTTTACACCGGGGCGGAATTGTAATTTTTGGAGAGGCAAGTTATACTCCCGTATCGGTATTAACTAGGAGCACAGCATGTACGTTTACATTTGGAAACGCAAAGACGGGACCCCTTTTTACGTTGGTATGTCCAAAAACTTTGGTCGCACCAACCCACTTACCGCAGGAGGACGCGGCTGGCTTTGCAAGAAAACGCTTGCAGAAATCGGTCCTAGCAATGTTGTGGTTGAGTTGCATCAAGTTGGTACACAAGAAGAGGCTGCTAGTTTGGAAAAGCGTCTAATCAAAGAAATTGGACGCATACAAACAAATACAGGGCCGTTGACGAATCTTAAACTAGGTGGAGACGGTTGGCAAGGAATGTCTGATGCCGGAAAGGCCAGTCTCAGCGCGTTTGTAAAGGCCAATAACCCAATGCACAATCCAGAAGTTCGCGCCAGAGCTACGGCAAAAATGAATAGCCCTGAAGTCAAAGCAAAATTCATGGGTGACAACAACCCCGCAAAGCGACCAGAAGTCCGAGCGAAATTACTTGCACGCTGGCAAGACCCTGAGTATCGCGAAAGACAACGCATTGCTAGAACCGGTAAAAAGCGCATTAAAAAGTAAATCAGGCAACAGCGGAGCACTCGCTACAGACATTCAGCGCGAGGTTTGTGTGAGCCACACGGTCATCAAGTCCAATTGTGCCACCATTGATCTTCTTAGTCAGCCCTGTCCAGTCGGAGGATTCAGCCAATTCGTTGCATCCGTGCGTGCTCCAGAACCAACCAGCAGTCAGCATTGCATACAACGGCGTAGCCACAAGATCGGGCTGCATGACAAAATCCACGCCCAAAGCTTGTCCAGCATGGAAATAATTTGAATAGCCAGTGAGCTGAATACCACCACGGCCCCTAAACCGATAGCCGTCACCACTAGACTCGTCACGATTACCCATCCGAGAAGCGTATACGTTATTGGCGATTTTCTTGGGATTTCCTGCATACTGGTTAGCGATTTCGAGAGTGGGAAAACGTTTCGGCCACAGCTTCATCAGCGTAGCAGCTTTGTAATTCAGGTTTTCTTCGAAGATGCGGAAGTTCCCGCACTCGTGCCCGCACTGGCCGAGGAACGCAGCTTGCTTGCGTGGGGTGTCCATCTTAAATTTGACGAACGTAGCGTTAAGCGGGTCCATCATCGCAGGGTCAATGTGCAAGCGGTTAAGTTGTGCAGCGGTAATCATTTGAGTGTTTCCCTCACTTCGTTGTAGCGGTCGATGCAGGAGTTGAGGTCGATGATGGCTCTGTCACCGTCGGCGACGAGCTTGATAAGGTCTTCAACAGTCTGTCCGTCAAGTTCGGCTCGCGCTTGACCATCGTTGGTGGTAGAGGTGGAACATCCACCCTTGGTGGTGACGGGGACGTACAGCCGAGGGCGAGAAGACAAAATCCCAGAGAGCTTAGTTTCAAAAGCTTGTTTGGTGTCGGCATCTTTGGCATCTTGTTCATCCTTGCGCTTGTTCATTTCCGTGTTCAGACGAGCTATCTCCAAGCTGTCCTCCGTTTCCTTTTGCACATAACCAGCATGGTGGCCGTACAAATATGCAGCTAAAGCGACAGCTATAGCCCCTAGGATCATTGAGGGGCTCGGCATCAGGTTGGCTCCAGTTTGGCTGCTGCTCGTTCATTTGCTATCTCCTCACGGCTGGGGTCAAGGTAGTCGGCGGGAGTTGTTGGCGGTGGGGGTGCGCGCCACTCTTCGTCCAGCTCAGGGTTTTTGTAGCCCATGAAGTTCCAGTCGGGCATGGCCGAGGGAGTAGGCGCGGGAGAGGGTGCGGAAAGGGGTGCTGGGGTAGGTGCGATAGGTGCGGGGGGTGGGGCAACTACCATAGGGGCTATCTTTTCAGCCAGTGCTTTTGCGCCTTTGTTGACGGCAAACATAGCAATCAAAGTAGTCACAGAGCCAGTCATCAAGAGCATCACATCATTGAGCATCTTGGTAAAGGCCATGTCGATCGGGGCCATCGTCTTCATCGGCTGCTGATTAAACATGACAGACCACAGCATAGAACCTACCGTGCCGCCAAACACCGACATCAAAATAACCACAACGAACGCCCAAGCAACGGCTTGAATCAGAAACACTAGCTCGTCGACGGAACGAATCTTAAACTCTGAAAACATATTACTTCTCCGAAGCTGTAGGGACTGGTTGTTGGGCTTGCTTCTCAAGGATAGGAGCTACAAGGTAATCTGGGCAGTCTTGAGTAAAAAGGCAATCGGGGCGTTGGCAACGCTTAGCCGACCAGTGCGCTGGGTCTTGGCAATAGTACCGGTAGCGGTCTTCACACGCAGTCAAACTAATCAGCGTCAACAGGATCAATGCGAGTTTTTTCATTGCGTTTCTTTTCCTTTTCCTCAAGCCGCAGTACAAGGGCATCGACTTTCTTTAACTGCTTCTCTGTGTGAATTATGGCGAACGAAAGCCCCATCAAGCAAAAAATGATTAGCGTGACGATAGCTACCCAAAACCAAAATTCCTTCATAGAGTGAAATACAGTCCAATCAGTTCGATCATTCCCATTGCCACTGCTACCACGTAGATCAGTTTTGCGATCAGTATTTCTTTGCGGTGCTCTAGTCGCCATGCGCTGTTCCGTTCTTTCCGTGCTTTCAGCTCACGAGCGGCTTCCTGCTCTTCCACAATCTCATCGTACTTCAGCAAAAACTCTTGGTACATTGACCCAAGACCGAGCTCTTCTGGAGTACCCCAAATCATCGCTTGCTTCAACTGTGCCGAGAGCTGGGCCATTTGCCACTGCATCTCAATACGGTCAATCGCACTGTCGGCAACCTTCTCGGTGGTGAGAGCTTCTTCTTCAAGTTCCCGACAATGTATTTTTAACTGCCTTATGGCCTCAAAGTAGACCTTCAGGTTTTCGCAAATCTCATGTACTTGCTGTGCTTGAAATGCCTCATAAGTTAGTTCTGGTTCTGGCTCTGCCTTTTTCGCCACAGGCTTTTGTTCTGGAGCAGCCACTGGATTTGATGCTCTCTTTTCCACGGCCACAGGCTTAAATAAAGACTGTATCCACCCCCAAATTCCCGTGATCTCTTTGTAAATAGCCTTGGCGTCAGCGACACCGCCTTCGACTTGCTTTTTAAACTTGCCAATTTCAGCCTTGCCCTCAGACAACATTTGACAACCGGCACGGATAGCACCGACTGCACTTTGCGCCATGAGGAGAAGGCTGATTGGGTCCACATTGGGTTAACGTGTGACAGTAATACAGAGGTACTTCTGGTCGCGCAAGCCATTACCGGGTTGGTTTGATACAAAAGTAAATCCTGTTGTTGAAGGTGGCACATCGGACCCAGCAGCGTTTTGGAATAAATAGATACTGGCAATATTGGAACCACCTGCACCGACACCAATGTTGACTGAGTAGTTTGCGTCGGGCATCGCAGTAGAAAAAGTCACAGTGTATTGCCCTGTCGCATCATGCGAAATACTAGCAATGTTTCCACTGGCATTTACCGTACCTGAAATACCGTTATAGCTAGCCCATGCACGGACAGCGTACGCTGGCGCAGAACCAGTAGTTGTTGACAAAGCTGTAGCAGTAGCTGCGTTACCACCAATACTCAAACCCGATGCCGTACCTGTAATGTTTGTGCCCACAAGTGCTGAAGGAGTGCCGAGGGCGGGAGTTACCAAGGTTGGGCTAGTTGCTAATACCAAGTTACCAGAACCAGTAGATGTAGTTGTACCGCTACCACCATTAGCCACAGGAAGCGTACCTGTAACGCCGGTAGACAAAGGTAACCCAGTAACGTTAGTCATCACTCCAGATGCAGGAGTACCCAAGGCAGGGGTAACTAAAGTTGGGCTGGTAGCAAAAACCAAAGCGCCTGAGCCTGTCTCGTCAGACACAGCAGAAGCCAAGTTAGCTGAAGATGGAGTAGCCAAGAACGTAGCAACGCCCGAGCCGAGCCCAGAAATACCTGTGGATACAGGCAAACCAGTAGCATTTGTCAGCACGCCAGAAGCAGGAGTACCCAAAGCAGGTGTGACCAGCGTAGGCGAATTTAATGTCGGCGAGTTTAAATAAGTGTTTTGTTGAGCAAAGTTTGTGCCATCACTCCACACCGTCATCGTCTTGCCAGCAGGAACAGCAACCCCAGTACCAGCCGCAGTAGTGTTGCCGAGCACTGTTGAGTTATAGATCGTAGCTGTATAGCTCGATGCGTTGTAAACAACGTATTGCTTAGGCGCGGGTGGTGCATAGACAGAGAAGTTAGCGCCAGTAGTAGTTGTTAGGGCAATTGATGCGTATCGTGCTTGATCCGCTGCACCATAGTTGGCTGTGAGCGCTTGGTTAGCTGTAATAACGCTGATTGAGGTATACCCAACAATCGCGCTCTCAAGCACGGTGCTCAAGTTTGAATTGGTTGTGCTGCCCCAGACGCCTGCTTGGTCGCCAGTAGCAATGAGTTCGATTCGCAGGTCTGGTGAGTATGAAGAAGACATGTGTTTTTTCCTTTGCTTGGGATTATGCCCGTCAGAATCCTTGTACGCCAGCAGCTTGTGCTGTGTGATATGCAGACACTACTTCAGGTGTCCATGCTGCTTGTGCAATTGCTATGACGTTGGCTGGTTGACCTGTTAGGTCTTGCCCCGGTGTAAGGCTTGTGCGGTGAAATGTCTGAGCAATCTGTTCACCGTCTTTAAGGATGCGAGTTGCTTCGCGGTACAACACAACGCCGTTCTCTGTGACGGTGATTTGATCGATGACTTTGGTTTCTGAGAGTGACATGATGTGTTCCTTTACGCTGTGCGGTATTGACCGCCAATCCAGTAAGATGCGTTGAAGTTAGAACAAGGACTATTTGCCCCGCCCGTTGTATAAGCACTAAGCTGCGCCGCTCCGCTGCCACTCATCATAAAAGTGGTATTTGAAGGATTCGCGCTGCCGCCATTGGTATATGCAAAAAAACCACCTGCTCTAGTAGTGTCATCTGAACTCGCAGCAAAAGGCATTGCAATAGTAAAAGCCGAACTACTTGCATTTGAAGTTACTGTAAGTCGAATTGAAAATAAAACAAGACTTCCAACTTTCACATACGTACCAAGTGCAACAGTAGTCGTAGTTGAACAAGTTGGCGTAAAAGTACCCTCTTCATAATCATCCAGTGTATTCACATCAGACGACGCGCTTTGAGTTGCAGGGAATGCCAATCCAGTACCGTTTGATGCCACAGCAGTACCTAAACCAATACCATACTGAGTGATGGTTGCACTTGTTGCGCTCTTTGATTGAGTAAAGCCGTTGTTGTAGAACTGAATGCGGTTTTGCGTACCTGTGTTGTCAGTAGCGATAACCAAGTTGCCTGTAGTGCTGGAGCCGCTCGGCGCAGAGCCGAACAAATACGACTCGTTGGGACCAGTAATGGTGTACGTAGAGTCAGCATAAGCCAACGATGTGATACCCATATCTACCCAACCATGTGAGTCGGTACCGTTTGATGGGTATGCAACTAAGTCGGCGGATGAGCTTGTACCGTTGGTGTTGTTGACTACGTAAGCTTGGACGTAGTTAGTCGAAGCCCCTGTCATTGCCACGATGGGGTTTGTTGTACCGCCAAGGGCCGTACCATTGCCGAATGTCTCGACACCCGGTGCTGTGATGCCTGTGGTTCCGTTAATTACGACTGCCATTATTTAGCCTCCAATGCTGCAATGCGCGTTGTGAGTTGTGTGATTAGGGCTTGTTGTTCTTGGATGGCTGCTGTCAATGTGGCAACCAAGAAGCTGGTGTCGATGCCTTGGTAAACAGGATTTCCATCAGCGTCTACAGCGTCTTTCTCACCAACAACACACTCAGGCACAACAGCGTGTAATTCATGGGCAATAAAACCTTGAGTTGAATGACCTGTTGCTTTCCATGTGTAGTTAACTGGTTTAAGTTGTGCAACAGTTGCTAATGCTCCCGTCATTGGAGAAATGTTTTCTTTTAAACGATAGTCAGATGACGTTGCATAAACAGTTGTAGTTCCATCCGCAGTTGAAATACCGCCTGTGTTTGTAGGAGTTGCACCCGCATAAAATTGAGTGAAATAACGGGTTCCTGTTGTTCCTGTATTTACAAGACCAAGCGCGTGATAACTTGCACCACCACTTGTTGAAAATGCCGCTGTATATCCAGAACTAGAAGCGCATAAAAGATTGCTCGCACTTAAAATTGTGCTTGTAGTTCCAATCAGCAAACGACCGCTGGAGTCAATACGGGCGCGTTCTGTTCCACCGCTTGTGCCTGTAAAGAATCGCAGACCGCCAGATGTGTATGTGTTGTATAGGTTTGTAAATCCTGATGAATCGTATGCTTGCAAATACCCAAGATGGCTTGAATCATCACTGATATAACCCATTCTATTGGCGGTTGCTGACATGGCAAGTTCTTTGCCATTATTTACGGTAGGAGAAATTGTAGTCCCCACTAATAAATTACCGCTGGAGTCGATACGCATGGCTTCAGCTGTATTAGACCCCGCACTACGGTAACGGAATACTAAACTGCCAAGATAAGTACTGCTCCATACGTTCAAAATATCCCAACGGCTACGGCCTGTTGTTCGTGTAAATAACGAGATGCCACTTACTGTGCTTGAATCGCTAGGACTGACAACTTGAAGTTGAGAGCCATAACCAGCAGTTGCAGCATTTCCACCTAGATCGGCAGCATAAGCAGTTGTGTAAGATGAATTTTGAAGTGCAACACCAACTAAGTCGCCAGTACCACCAACACCAACTTGTTGAGTGTTATCAATATAAACCGCATTAGTAGCCGTGCCACCACTCGTAGTGGTTTGTAGCGTTAGCGTGCCATCATTACCGCCGTTGTATTTAATACCCGACGTGCCACTGATTACGCCGTTGTCGGCGGTGAGGGTATTGGTTGTCATGCCAATTCCTCATCTGTTGGTCGTGCCAATGTAGGGTGTTCCCACTTAGCGATGTAATCACCTTTGCCATCGCTGTCGTTTTGCAAGCGAATCACAGTCAAGAAATCTGCGTCTTGCAGTTCAGGGTAGATTGTTTTGATTTTTTCGTAGAGTGTCATCATGCGCTCCGAATCATTGCTGCTTGAAACCATGTGTATATGGAAGAGCCGTAAATAGCAGGGCTAATTCCAGTTAAATATCCGTATAACTCAATGTAATCTGTTGACCCATTTAAATACACAACAGCAGAAATGCTTACACCAACACTTGTTCCTGAAGTTTGCACAGCTTTATAGTTTGAACCGTTTTTTACAATAGTGACCATTGCAAAACTAGTGGTTGTATTTGGATAAACTTCACCGTTAACTTGATAATAACCAGCAACTAATGGTCTAAATCTGTAATTTGTTGTGTTGTCAAAAGCTCCTGCTGTATCATATTCAACAGTATTGATTTGTATTTTGGTGTTTGTGCTTGAAGTAATTGATTGATTTGCATTTGCATAAGCACTAAACGCAGGGCCATTACCAGCCACGTTAGCAGCCAACGCTGCTTGAGGAATAGAAGCAGATGGCAAGACGGGGGCTTGTGCAAAGGTCACTACTTGACTTGAACTAATTGTCAGCGCAGTTGTAGGGGTAGCGCCTGTAGCAAAAGCCAAAACACCCGATGTATCAGGCAGGACGTTGTACGCTGTGTTAAGCGTGGTGCTAGCGGAAATAACGGTACTCATAGAATCACCTGACGGCTACCCGATGGCAGCGTGAACGAAGCCCCTGATGCAACCGACCAAGGGCTGATAGAGATGACGTTATACCCAGACGGAACCACTACGTTTGAAGTCACTGTACCCGCCATAGAAAGCACGCCGTTGCTTGCATATACGTTAGCGCCCGTTAAGCTATTTGGAACCGTTACGTTACCACTAGCGTCTTGGTTGACCGATTTTTCAGCGGGGTATGTAACAAATACATCTTTGGTGCCCGAAGAAAAATTAACCAGCGAGCCTGAGTTGCTCGAAGCCAGCACAGTTGTACGTGCTAGCGTAGTACCTGAAGAAGTGTAGGTACCGATGCCGACTTCCCATTCGCTAGTACCTTGACCTGCAATCGTGTAATAGGTTGTATTGCCATTGCCAATAACAGCAAATGACTGGAAGCCAGTAGATGCTCCGGCAAGCGTAACCGTACCCGTACCTGTTGTGGTAGTGGTTTCTTTTACGCGATCTGCTAATACAAGTGCCATGTTCTTTCCTTAAGCTACAGTGTCAACTAATTCCCAGTTGGCCTCTTCGGTGTTGTTGATCGCCCCCCATGCGTTAGTCTGCGAGTCGTCGATAACTTGCCAGCCCGCACTTTGCGCGTTCCCAACTGCACCCCATGTAGCTGTTTGTTGGTCAACCGTATTTTGCCAGTTTGCGTCCTGTGTGTCGACAATCGTAGTCCAATAAACTGCCCTTATGTTACCGACCAGCCCAGAAGCATAGACCCCAGACAAGGCCGCAGTGGCTGTTTTACCTACAGACCCCACGCTACCACTGGCCAAAACACCTGTGATTGAAGCCTGTTTACCCGGTGCAACGGAACCTGTAACCCCATTCCCAACCACGCCTGTGAGGGCTACTGTGCGGGAAGAACTGACAGAACCTACGTTACCGGTTGCAAAGTCACCTGTGGGTGCATCTACATCCGACGGGGTAACTGTACCGGTATTGCCTGTGGCAAATACGCCAGTAATTGCTTTTGAAGCCGCTGCTAATACCGAGCCAACATTGCCTGTTGCAATATCGCCTGTTAAGGCTACTGTGTTAGATACACTCAGTGTACCAACCGTTCCAGAAGCTGCATCGCCACTCAGGGCAATACTAGTTGTACCACGGGAAACAGTTCCAACTGCGCCCGAAGCGGCGACTCCAGACAAGGCAACGGTAGTGCTGACCCCCGTAGTGCCTACATTACCTGTTGCAAAATCCCCTGTAGTGCCTTCCGCATCCGCTGGAACAACCGTACCTGCATTACCAGACGCCGCAACTCCCGAAAGGGATACGGTTCGATTGTTAGATACGGAGCCGACATTACCTGTAGCCGATACACCTGTGATGGCGACGACAATCGTTGCCCCAGCTAACGAGGCAAAGGGTGCTTCGGCAAACGAGGAAATGCCAAACATGGTCTACACGGCGTACGCCGCGCCTCGCATTAGGTTGTAGACAAACGCAACAGAGCAGTCGAAGTTGTGTTCGAAGGCATTGTCAAAGTGAACGTACCGGCAGTGATCGTCTGTGAACCAAATGTATGAACCGACACAGCCTTGTTAGACTGGGTAGAGTTGTAGATCAACACGGTATCAAATGCAGTTGCCAGTGTCACGCTGGTGTATGTCAAGCTAGCTGAAGGAGTCCAATAAGCCACACCAGCCGTTGCCGATGTGTTTGTAGACGATGGGGCTGTAGCATTGGTCACCGTTACACCGCCAGCGGTATATCCTGAACCGGATACTTCGTTGGTAGCTGAGTATGCTGTGGTTGCTGCGTTTACCGTAGCGGTTGTCAAATACAAAGCGCCTTTGAAAGTGTCGGCTGTACTAGCTGCACGGATAGGAGCTGTACCAAAGTTATGAGTGGCAGTCAGCAGTTCGCCCATGAACGAAGTGCACATTGATTGGGTGTTTGCCATGATATTTCCTTATGCGAAAGAGGCTGTTTCAGCGCCCGCAAAGCTGGGCATCTTTTTCAGTGTGACGTGAGCGGAACGGTGAACCAACTCACCATCCAACCAATATTCGACCCAAGTGGTCAATTCGTTTTCGTTGTCAACAGTACCTTCGCGCTTCTCAAGCAACGAATCGTCCATCTCACCTTTGGTTGTTGTGACTAGCATTACGCAATCCTTATGATGGCTGAGGTATTGGTGGCGGCAGGGAACTGCACGGTGAATGTTGTGGTTGATGCCTTGTCCGCGCCAAAGTCCAGTACACAGACAGAAGCGTTAGTGTCTGCGTTGTATATCAACGCGCCACGAGCAATAAGCGAGGAAGTCCAAGTTACGTTTTGAAACGACAAGTATGCAACAGCATTACCTGTTACACCGCCCGTTGTTGGTACTTGTGTGATGGTAAGGGCTTGCCCGCCAGCGGTATAACCCGACGCAACAACTTCATTAGCTGTTGTGTACGCAGTGGTGTCTGGACCAAGCGAAGCTGCACCCGTGTACAAAGCAATTTTAAAGTTGCCTGTAGCCAAGTTGTAGTTGCCGTCTAGCAACCCAACCTTAAATGTATTTGTCGCGCCTTGTGCGATAGTCATCAGGTCACCGCCTGTCTATATTGGCCAGAACGATACGCATCCTGACGCTCCATACCATCGCCCAGACGTTTAGCCATAGCCAATGCTTCGTTGTACTTAGTGTTGTACAACGTGACCAAATCGGTTTCACCCTTCATAAAGGTGTATGCCTCGACCAAAGAACCGTACAACAGCACGCTGTCAAAGTTGTCGCCAAGCCAAGTGTGGCCATCAGACGAGTCAACAATAGACGTAGGGTAGTAGTAATAGTGAAGCTCGACACTGTAACCAGAATCAGGCGTTGGCCCAACAATGAAAGACAACTCGTTTGTGATCGTGGTGTTAGTAACCGTTGGTCCAAACAAAGCGTAATACTTTGGCGTGGCTTGATCTGTCGGCTGTGGGTAAGCTTGGCGGATAAAGTTGACGTCTTTGTTCAACAAAAACTCATAGCTGCCGTCTGTGTTGATAACAGCGAGTGAGTAGGTCGACAAAAAGTCAGTCGGGCATGACAGGTACTTATTGCCGGTTGTCAAAGTACCTGTAACGTTTTTTCGCAAAGAGGGGAACTGCACTGTGTTAAAGATGCGTTGTTCCGCCTGCCTAATGAACGTGTCAATCTGCGTCTTTGTAGACACAGGAGTGCCGCTCGCGGTGTACGTTTCGGGGAACGTGTTCTCCGTGTACGCCTGAATGTTTGCGAAAAGTTCGTCGTAGGTCATGTTTTATGCCATCGGGCCGCGAGCCATCAAGCCTTTAGTAGCTGCACCGGTACCACGGATTTTAATGCCCGAAGTTTTGATGTCGTTGTTCGCAGGATCACCACCACTCACACGTTGTGAAGGTGTGCCGGGTTTCATTTGGTTAGCGGCCAAGTTGTTTGGGTCTTTACCAAATTGCTCGCGCTGTTTTTCCAACTGCTGAATAGACAAGCCTTTGCCAGACATAGTGTGTGGCTTAGCGTATGCAGAAGCTGGTTTGTTGTTCTTTTTTGTAGCCATGATTAGCCTCGCTTTTGGTTAGCAACTTTGGCTTCGTTGCGGCCAAGTTTCATCATCTCTTCGTTGGTTTTGCCGCCTTTGCCACCTTTGCCAGCCTTACCAGACTGGATACCAAGTGTTGGGCCGCTATCACCAAGGTTCTTGCCTTTGGTCTTGCCTTTGGTGTTGATGCCTTGAGCACCTGATTTGAATGACATGTTCGACTCCTTACGTCGTTGATATGGTGACTGTACCAATTTCCACAGCTAACGACAAGTAATTTGGCGTTAAACCTGCATCATTTAAGCTCGCTCCACCAATAGGGTTCCACCCCCATTGTATGTTGCGACTACCCTCACTTTGAAACCCTTGCTCCAAAATGCTTGTGCTATTTCCATTGAGAATCTGCAAACCTGTTGTGCCGCCATTAACATAACTGCGGTCAGGACGAGGAGCTTGCAAACCTTGTGGGTCGTCAACGGGGAACATACCCAGTTGCAACTGCGGATGGTCAGGGTCCCAGCACTCTGGGCACACCAAGAGCTCATAGTTCTTGGTCTTGATAATCTCGCGTTTGAGGACTTTAAGCTTGAACCGTTGGTCGCAACGGTCGCACTCTGCAATCGCCCATTTACCGCTGGCGAACCGGTTACCCATTAGGTGCCCCCAATGTACTGTTGACGTGGGACAAAGCGTTGCGAAGCCTTTTCGTGGTCTTCATACGCAGCCAATTCCCATGCCTCGTCGTACTGTTGTTTGAGCATCATCAAGCGCTCAGCGCCTTCTGGGATTTTTCCAGCAACGTAGTAAGCCAAACCAGCCGCCATACAGGGGATGAATCGGAAAGGCACGTCCATGACGTTCACACCACCGCCCGCATCTTGGGTACGACGTAGACGCCAGTAGACGAATTGATATGTTTGCGCGCCGTCTGGAGTCGGCCAGACAGTCACAGCGGGGAGGTTCTGCACTGACACAGGAGCCGATGACGAATGAGACGCCGCAGTGGTGCCATTCTGCCCACGGAAACAGCCTGTGAGCTGGTTGCCGCTAATTGCTGTGTAGTTGATGGTCTCGGCGTCGATAAGCACAAAACCAGCTGCTGGCATACCTTGAGTCGAAGTCAACGTAATCGTTGTGTCAGTAGCCGATATGCCACTCGCAAGAGTCGTGATTGACGCCGCAGTCTGCCCATCCAGTCTTTGGACCCATACCTGTATCGGACGAGCTTGCTGAAGCTTGTTTGGGAGGGTCGCATAAGTTGAAACGCTGATACGTGTGATGGTCAAGTCAGCTTGGTTAGAAGTCTGACCCGCTTGTGTACGGATAACATGCTCAAGCAAATCTACAGTGTCATTAGGCAGGGCGTAGGTGCTTTGACCTTGAACCAAGTCAATCTGACCTTGCTCAATCGTCCACATGTTGATGCCACGGTTCGCCCAGTCGGCGAACATAATGTTGAGGCTACGGCGCGCTGTGCGCAGGTCATAACCAGAACGCAATTCACGTCCGGCACGCTCGAACGCTTCCTCAACTAGTTCGCCTAGATCGAGGTTAAATGAGGTTTGGCCGGAGGTGGTTGCCATGATTACTTCATGCCTTTAAGTGTTTCAGCTAGACGTGCACGTTGCCCCATTTTACCGGGTGCTTTAGCAGCCTTAGCTAACTTTTTAGCCGGGATAGGCTTATCTTTACTGACTCCCAAAGCTTTTTTTAAAGCCCCGGGCTTCTTAATAGCGCCTTGAATCCACTTGTCTTTGGTCACACCACCTTCAGCGTATTGCGTGAAGTCAGTGTCGTCGCGGCGAGCTTTAGTCTCACCTTTAGGCATCTTAGAGGGGGCCACAGCCCCCATGCCACGGCTAGCCATCACAGGAATTTACCCCGTGTTTTGCCCTTGGATGCAATACCGTCGGCGCGGCTAGAGGCTGTACCGCCCTTAGCTTTCTTGATGACGATGCCTTCACCTAATTGCTCAGGCTGATCCTTCTTGGGAACTGGCTTTCCTGCGGAACCGCTATCAGGTTCTTTGGGCGGTTGGCCCATGTCAGCGGTATAAACTTTGTCTTTAGCCATGATTCACCTCAATAAGTTTTTGCTTTACGCGAGCCACGGGCAATACCCCAGCCTTTAACACCGCCGCCAGACTTGAAGTTCTCCTTCATGCCTTTAGGGCCAGCCATCCAAGCATTAGGGTTCAATGTCTTAGCTTCACGGGCTTCGCGCGCCGCCTGAACTGCTGCTGCGGCTCTACGACTAGCCACCAACTCATTCACACCTTTGACAGTAGCAGTAGCGCCACGAACAGCTCTACCGAGACCGGGAGTCAATGCGTTAGCAGTGTTAGAAACGTTGCGACCCAGTTCAGTGCTATCCACAGAATTACCATTACCGGGAGTTGGGCCAGCGCCGGGCTTACCGCCTGTTGGAATAGCAGCTTTAACTTCTTCTTTGGTACGCATACGTGTTGCGCCCATAGTTCCCTTTGGCTCGCCTTCAGCGGGACGGCCACGGCTCTTACCAGCTTCGTCATCAGCAGTAGGCTTCTTAGCCTCAGCCTTTGATTCAGTTTTTGTGGTCTTGGTAGCCTTAGTAGCTGTCTTAGCTGCGGGTGTTGATTCTTCCGCTTCAGTAGAGTCAGATTGGCTCTGCACAAACTTCATCGCGCGGGCGCGCGTGTCGTCATCAATGTTTGCGTTCTGACCTTCGGTCACTCCGCCGTCGTCGTATCGTTTAGCTTTTGCCATGATGGGCTCCTTATTTTCGGCCTTTAGCCATGCCGCCACCGCACATAGCGATGTTCTTGCCTTTGGTCTTACCTTTAGACTCTACGCCGCCGCCGCGAGCGAACTTAGGCATAGTTGGCTCTTCGCCCTTTGTCGTGCCACGTTTTTGCACAGCGCTTTGGCCGAATTTGGTAAGCTTGTTTGAACCTTTTTCCACGTCTTTAGCCATGGTGCGGGGGCCGATAGTTTCTTTCATGGGAGTACCACCTTTTTTAAGTTTGAGGGATGTGCCTTTGCCACCTTTGTGTTCTTGGGCATCGTGTTCTTTGAAGGCTTTCTTGATGAGAGCAACGTCTTGCTTCTTGTCCATCTTCATGTCTTCTTTGCTGTCGCTTTTAGCCATAGTCTTACCACCTTTTGAGAAAAGAGCCTCTTTCCCATGGCGGGCTTCCGGCTTGTTTGCTTTTTGAAGATCAGGACGAGAGCTACTACCCGAACCAAACTTCATACCTTTGCTTTTTTCGCTAAAGTCTTTGGCCACATTTTGCGGCACGCCAGCTGCTTTGGCAAATGCTGGGTTATGCGCTGCGGCATCCATGAAGCGCTTTTGTTTTTCGCTACTAGCTGGCATGTTTGTTCTCCATAAGGCGGTCCAGTTTTTCATCCAACCTATCAAGGCGGTCCAAGACCCGGTTAATGTCGGCGTGGACTTCTGTTTTGGTGACGTACTCTTTGGCGACTTCTTCGCGGGTCCTGTTGACGAGGATTGTGACGCGACTAAGCTCGTCTTTGGTTTCTTTAAGTTCGGCATCTTTCGCTTTCACGATGAACCCCAACAAGGCCATAATTACGGTGAGCGCAGCGCTCCAGAGATGTGTGAGTTCCATTTAGCAGTTCCACGCCTTTAGGCTTTTGTTGATACGGCTATTTGGGTCTTTGGCTGTCTTAGCGGAAGTCAATTTGCTTTTCATGCCTTCCATGCGCGCGCAAAATGAATCACGGCGTTTGCCACCCTCGGGCTGTGGAGCCTTGAGGTTCATGCCTTCTTTCTTTGCAGAGGCGCGGCCTTTAGCGTTCAAGCCGCCATTAGGGTTCTTGCCTTCCTTGCGCTGCCATGCAGGTGATTTAGCCATTGACTGCTTTCAGTTTGGGGGTGCATTGTTCCATCAAAGGCTGCAATACATCCTCGTTAAAGTCGCGGATGAACTTCTCTTGGCCAACGTGTGGCAAGCTGATTGAAGGGTCAAGGAAGACTGTGAAGCCATCTTCGGCTGCACGGTCACAGAATAAGTAGTCTTCGCCGTAGTACTCGCCGTTCACAATCTTCAAGTCAAAAACTGCGCTGTCGGTACGGTTGTCAACATTGTTGAAGTAGTCCCACTCTGGGTGGTTAGCGATCATCGTCTCAAGAACATGGCGCTGAATCATCATGAACCCTGTGCCAATGCGCTTCACACGAAGCAAACCGTTGGCATCAAACTCAAGAGCACCGTTCTCATCCATGTAATAGTCAAGGAAGAACTTGCGGTCCATACCACGGCGAGGATAAATACCAGCTGTGATGTCTTTACCGATACTCAACGCCAAGAGTCTAAGCACTGCATCAGCAGTAACAACCACATCAGCATCAACAAAAAGCAGCGTATCAGCATCGGATTTAAGGAAGTCCGCAACCAAACAGTTGCGAGCCTTTGTAATGAGGGAGCACCCCGAGAGGTGCGTGAGGTAGAGCTTAACCCCCAACGACTGGACCTGAACGGCCAGATTGGACAAGGCAAAAGCTGAATCAATGTTCAGCTTGTTGTCGTAAGCTGGGATCGCAATCATCAGTTTGCGACCAGCTAGGTTAATGCTCTTCTCTGTATCAGCCATAGGTAATCTGTGTTGAAGTGATATTCACTGAGTTAGCATACACGCCTTGCTCGCACAAAACACCTTCACTAGGAACCAACAACTGGAATGGTTGTAAGTTTGTACCTGTGTTGATACCCATAGCCCACTTACCACCGTTGGTCACGTAGTTACAGACAGTACTCGTAGCAATAGTGCCGGAGTTTAAATCTGTGATTGTGAACGTGTTTGCGTCCACCACGGTGACGGTGTAGTTACCAGAAACAGGTGCCACGTTGCTGGCTGCTACGTAAGCGATACCAACTTTGTTGCCTGTAACCAGTCCATGACCTGTCGATGTGACAGTAACTGTTGTTCCACTGCGGCCATAAGTAGCTGCTGTAGGAGCAGTGTTTGTGTCAAAGAAGTCAATGTAACCGGCAGTGCCGTTACCAAGAACAGTGCCTTGCTTCAAACGCACTCGGCCAACAACCAAGAAACCAGAACCTTGCACCTTCGACGTTTTTACGTCATATTGCATTGTCATATCAATTCTCCTTAATTTAAAAAACAGGGGCCGAAGCCCCCGGAGGATTGATTAGTTCTGGAATGTCGATGGAGATGGAGCGCCGTTTGATCCGCGCACGCTGTACACGATGGTGTATTGCACAGTACCAGCAGTCACAGTAGCAACTGTAGGAGTCATAGTGGCAGTAACCAACACGTCGGTTGCACCGATACCAGCACCAGCAGGAGCGGCAGTAGTAGCAGCACCAGCCCAGTTAGCCAACACACCGTTTGTAGAAGCGGCGCGGCCAGCAGTAGTCAGGTCGGTAGTAGTGAAATACTTGTTGACGGTAGTGCCGTCACCGATTTGCGCGTTAGCAGCTGTAGAGCCAGTGAACGCCACCAAAGTGTCTTGGTAAATGTTGATGATTTGCGAACCAGCGGGCAAGCAAGCAATCACGTCGGCGCGGCCAGCAGTGGTCGTACCTGTGTAATCTTTTTTGAATGTCTGAGCAACGATAGTGTCGCCAGTGTTTTGAACGAGGCCGGGAGTAGTACCGGTAGTGTTTTTAACAGTGCCCAATAACCATGGACCAAGGTGAGTTGCGAATCCCATGAGGATCTCCTTACATGCGTTGTGGTGTGTCAATCTGCATGAGGTCAGCCGGACCTGTATGGCACACCGAAAAATTCCGGTTGAGGTGAATATACACCTAAAAAGAACAAAAGAAAAGGGGCCGAAGCCCCTTTTCTACTCGGATTAGTTGGAACCCGAAGAACCCCAGATACCCAGAGCGTCAGACCAGCCGAAGCTGTAACGTTCACGGGCCTTGTAACGCACGTTACCGGTGTCGAAGTCGCCGTCCATGCTGTTTTGCAGCGGTGTACGAACGAAGTGCTTCAAACCGTTAGGCACGTCTGTAGTCAAGAACCAAGCGTTGTTGTCGGTCAAGAAGTGGTTGATGGTGTAGCCTTCTGGGATAGCACCATTGTTCTTGATCGCGTTGATATCGTTGTCAGTTGTACCAACACGGAGGTTAGTTTCCAACAAACGAGTAGCAACGAACTGCAATGCTGGTGGAACAACCATTTTCTTTGGTTTAGCAGCGATCAACAGGCCACGTTCGTCTGTCCAAGCAGCGATTTGAATCACGGCGGCTTCCAAAGAAGTCTCGTTCAAGTCAGCTTGCACAGAAGGAGTGTTGGCGTTGGTGCCACCGGCGACCAAAGGATGGTTCACCAAAGTACCAGAGCTGTTGTAACCGAACAATGACACGCCGTCACCACCCAAGTAGTTGCCGTTGAAGCCGTTATTCAAAACAGCAGCACCTTTAACTTGCTTGGTGTAAGCCATGGCGCGAGCCAAAGACTTGGTGTAACGAGCGGACAAACTGTCGTACAAGTTATCTTCCACAGCTTCTTCAGTGATGGAGAAACCGAGGGCGATAGTCTCGTGGTTGTATCGGGTAGACCATGCTTCTTGAGCGTTGTCATAGCTGATGGCAGAGCCTTCATTCTTGACAGGAGCAGCAGAGAAACCTGACAACTTAACTTCTTCTTCGAAGCTACGCTCATAAGTTTCGGTTTCGTAGATCTCTTTGTGCTCTTCGCCGTAGCGAGCATATTCCATACCGAACAATGCGTTCAGGCCGGGGAGCAGTTCTTTAAGTAACTGTGCGCGTGAAATAGCCATGGTAATTTACTCCTTAAACACCAGTGGTGTTGTTGTATTGGTGGGCGTTGATCTTCACCAACAACTCGGTGTACACACCGGGAGCAGAGGCAGTTTGTTCAACAACGTCGATAACGCGCAATGGGATGGTTGCGGTTGTACCAGCACCGGTCAATGTCACTGCAAAAGCAGAGTTGCCGTTAGTAGTAGAACCAGCGTTCAACACCAAAGGAACGTTAGAACCGACATCAGCGCGGCTCGCGGTGCCCATAGTTGTACCAGAAGTAACAACGGCCACTTTGAACAGAGCTTGTTGGTCGTCCACAACATAGGCGTAGGCTGGGTTAGCAGTCGTAGAAGCCAATGCAGGGATGTACTGACCTTGAACAGTTTGACCGTTCGAGTTCACGTATTGACCACCCATAACAACACCGACGATAGTGCCAGCGTTAGTAGAGGTTGATTTTATGAGATAGCCAGTAGTGTCAACTTGCACTGTGTCGCCATTGAAAATAGCGGTAGCGAAGCCAGCAGCAACTGGAATCAGGCGAGTAGCACCAGCATATGGCTTGCCGTCGAGCGAATTGACGGGATCAAGACCATAGGGTGCCGAAACGGTAGGAAATGCCATTTGGGAACTCCAAAAATTTAAGAACCAGAACCGAAAGTAACCTTCGATTTCTTGTCCGAGAACAAGGGCATACGAGGATCACTTTCACGAAGGAAATTGTTGTCCACGGATTCCATTTGAGACTTGTTCTGGTTAGCGTAATACGCTGCCCGTTGTTCCAAGAACTCCGATGGGATGCGGCAGAGCAACAAACCACCCACCTCAATGTTGCCTTTAAAGCGACCTTCGGTAGTAGCGTGCATCATTAACTCGGGATACTCCTCTGCTTTGCAGGGTTCATATCCTTCGCGGAGCTTAGAAGAAATATTTGATGGGTCAGCACTGCCCAAAATACCGGTTCGAATCCAGCGGTGAGTCCAACCTGCGCGGGGCTCGGGGCTAGGTAGAGTCTCTGGCGGACGCCACGCCGTTGGGCGTTGCATGACCGTGCGGTCCTCTAATTTACGATCCAGTCGGTTTTGTTTGTTACCGTTTTCCATCATTCACCTCTCTTCAGCAAAGCAACCTGTTTAGCATATTGTTCAATCGGAACCCCAAGACGACGCGCGATGGCGGCTTCGGATGCCTTTAACTTAATGCGGTTAGGCGGGGTGCTACGTGAGGCCGGAGCCACAACAGTAGCGGGTTTTGTTGCACGGCGGGGAGTTTCCTCTTCAGCCGGTTCTGACGTCTTTTTGGGAGGCGTTTCGTCATCCTCATGGCTCTGAACATCTTCAAAATGTTCAGGAAATCGTTTGCGCATCGTTTTGTCGATGGTGCGGAAGTACTCTTCACTTCCTACATAGTCCGAACCATACTCCTTTGCAAGCTTCTTGTCAAGCCCCATTGCAGTCATAGTCATTTCTTCGTCAACACCCCACCAATCGGAATTGGCGTTAACCCACTTTTGCGTACGTGGAGACATACGGGGTTGGTTGTCCTGAACGGGCTGTGCAGGTTTGAAGTTGTCCTTCTCTTCCACCTCGATGGGTCGCATGGTTTGGGCTTTTTCAAGCTTTAACATGGCGCGGGCAATCTCAGCTTGGGCGTTAGCCTGAGCGTCAATATCACCAGCTTCAACCGCATCACGATAGGCTTTCTTAGCGGAGCTCAACTCAATATCGGCAGTGGTTTTAGACTGCTCAATATAGGCTTGGCTACCGGTAGCAAGCTGCTGTTGGAGGCGTTTGTTTTCCTCGTAGACCTGCTTGGCATAAGCTTCAGCGGCCTGACGTTCACGCAAGGCTTCTTCCTTGGCGCGGCGCTCATCGTGGTAACCACGGGTGAACTTCTTGATACGTGCTTGGACCTTCTCGTCGTATGAGGCTAGCTCATCTTCCGATGGGTCTTCAGGAGGTGGCGCAGCCTTACGGCCACGGTCTTCTGGTGGGGTATCGTCTTCAATTTCTACTTCAAACTTATCGTCTTCAGCAGCAGCTTTTTTAGCTTCCTTTTCATCAGGAAACTCGAACTCGTCTTTGAATTCATCTGTCATTTCTAACTCCTATTAGGCAACGCGGCCAATTCCACGTGGGTCTTCCACAACTGCTTCAACCGAGTCATCATTGATGATGCGGAATTCACGGCCATGGATCTTCAGGCGGGTGCCTGAATTGGGTCGGACGATGACAAAGTCACCTTCCTTGCATGACGGACCTGATGGGAAACGAGTCTCATCTTTGTATGCGTCAGGGCCAAGTTTCACTACAAACAGCACAGAAGTCAGAACTTCTTCGTGGTACATAGCTTGGCTAGATTTGACGATTCCAACTTCGCTGTCGGCGTACTGCTCCATAGCCTCGGGGACTACACACAGCACATGAAAGCGTTTAGGTTCCGGCAGTTGCTTCGCCTTATCCTCAGCTGGTTTGTTCAAGAGGCCGGACAAGTCCACCGCTCCTGACAAGTTAATGTCATTCATCAGATTGCTCCATTCGTTGCACAAGGTCTTTGACAATAGATTCTGCGTGCGTGAGACCTCGGATCACACCACAGACGTGACGATACTCGTCAAACGTTTTAGCACCTCCTCCAGAGAGGAAGGAATTCTGGTCGCCACGGAGTTTGTCGATCTCCTTGGCAATGTAAGCAAGCACTCGGCTGTTGTCCAAATATTACTCCTTGTTATCGCGTGGTACGCGGTTTTGAGCCATACGATTTTGGTGAGCTTGCGCGCGTTGGTTGTGCAGCTGCGCTTTGCTCTTCGCAATGTCAATGCCCATACGAGTAGCTTCGAGTTCTTGTGTCTTGGCCAGTTGGTCGCGTTTGGCAGCGGCGGTAGCAGCCACTTGCATTGCAGCGATTTCTTTCTGTGCCTCGATACGAGACTCCTCGATGCGAATCTGGTCGGCTTTGGCAGCAGCGTCGATGCGTTGTTTCTGCTGTTTGAGCTGCAACTCTTGTTGCTTGAGTTGGAGTTCTTGCTGTTGCATTTGTACAACAGGGTCTTGCATCTGCTGTTGAGCTTGCTGTTGTTGAGCTTCTTGCTTGTGCTGCTGAAGTAGCTGTTGTGAAGCCTGCGCGGCCATCATCGCAATGTGGTCGGCTTGCTCTGTGGTGAGGTGCTTCATGTTCTCTTCGCTCGGCAACACCATACCCATTTGCTTCTCGATTTGCAGGCGGTACTCGAACGCGACGTGCTCGTTGATGTGAGCCATCATCGCTGCCTGAATAGCCTGAGCTTGTGGGTTTTGACCAATGATCTGCATGATCTTGGGGTCTTGCATCGCTGCCATGTGAACACCCAAGTGAGCTTGGTGGTTCTGCTCCATGAACGCTTTCACAGGCTTACCGGTCAACAAGTTCTGGTTCTCTTGCACTGGGTCAGTCGGCACTTGGTCATCTTCCACTGGCACCAGCTTATTGGCGTTCTTGATGCCCAACACCTCAATCATTTGGCGGTGTAAAAGGGGCAAGTTATACAACTGCGGTGCACTCTGGGCCAACTGCAACACTGCTTGGTACTGCACGACTTTCTGGGCCATGGTAGCTGCGTTGGGGTCGGACACAGGGATGACATCGCACATGTCGTAGTCGGACTTTTTGATTGCGCGATTGCCTTCTTCTGGCTCATAGTCATAGTCTTCTGGTGTGTAGTCGGCGATGATGATCTTCAGGAGTTTAAATTCCTGTTTCATCGCATAGTGCAAGCGGGCCTGCACAGCGGACATCACTTTAAGAGTACGTTCCAACAGAGCCAATGTGGTGCCCACTGGAGCCTGAGAGCTCATATCAGACACGCTCATATCACCAGACGACGCAAAGGCACGGCCTTCTTGAACAATCTGGTTGAACAACGTGAACAGAACCTGTGATGGCTCCTTGTATGGCAGAGGCAGAATGTTGTCGCGGATGCTGCCCGATGGGACGTCTACGTCGCGGAACTCACCCGGTTGGATTGGTGTGTCATCGCCTTTAATTCGCAGTCCGCGAGACTTAAGACCCCCCGGGAGGTTACTGAGGGTACCAGCATCGACGAGTTGACGAATAAGCATCGTCGCGGATTTCGCATATCCACCGATAAGGTGAATGAGTCCGTAGCCGTAAAAACCGAACCCCGGAATGTATTGGTAATGCACAAAGTGCTGGCGCTTGAGTTTGAGCGGGTCGTCTTCATACCAATTCCTACGGATGGCCAAGATTTTACGTGTGCCCTTCTCAATAGTCACCACGTATGGCAACGCGATACCTGTCTCTTCGCCGTTCTCATCCTCGTCCTCGAACCCTTCCAAGTCCAACATGACGTGCATTTCTAACAGGCGGTAGCGGTCATCCTGAATAGCAGACATGCCATTCTCTTCGGCCTTCTGCTTCTCAACGTCGTCCAACTCGACGATCGGATCGCCCAAATCTTCGTTGATGTAGAAGCCTGCGTACTGCAACTTCTTCAACTCGTTCTCAGTCTTACGCATCACATGAGTAACGCGCTCGGCATCCTCAATATTAGATGCGCCGTACGGAACCACGATGTCCTCGGCGGGAATGAACGTAGCAACTTGGCGACCTTTCGATGGGTCGTAGTACACCTTCTTGAACGCAGAACCCGCCAATGGCAGAGACCATAACATCTTCTCATGCTCGCTGCGGTATTCAGTCATCACCTCGGTGAGCTGGTAGTTCATGTCCTCACGGACGCGCGCCGCTGCTTCTTCTCGCAATACGTCAATAGCTCCAACGATCTGAGTTTTAACTGGTCCCATAGCTGGGAACGTCTCCATCATGGACTCTGACTGGAATCGCACAACGGACTCGGTGAGCATCGGGTGGAACACACCGCAAGCGCCTTGCCATGGCTCAGTACGGTCTTCGTACTTCAAGCCCAACAGTTTCAGACCGTCAACATACGTCTGTATCCAATCGCGTCGGTCGCCAGTATCTTTGTCAAAATCTTCAACCAACTCTTGACCCAAAGACTGCAAGTCCTTCTCGTCCATGAACTCCGCAAGGTTGGCATCAAAGTCTTCAGCAGTGCCTTCGTTTTGTTCGACGTCTTCCATTTCGCCGTCAATGGGCTCCAGTTCGATGTCAATTTCAATGTCGGGGCCGATTGAGGGTGAGTCCATCAATTCAGATAAGCCCTCGGGTGCTGCGTATAAACTCTTGTCCATTTCGTGTCCTTACTTTGACTCTTTGAGCGTTGCCCAATTTGTACGTGGGTCGTATTTGAAATCCGTGGCGGGACGGCCACTACGTTTAGAAGCGCGATCTTTCGCGCGCTGCTCTGCTGTCATATTATCCCGGGCTTTACCCTTTTTGGTAAGTGCCCCAGACTTTGTCATGTCGCCACGTTTTTTGAGGAGCGCAATCGCCAAGCCTTCATCTCCCACCTGCGCGGTGAGTCGCTTGACCAACTGATTCTTCCCAAGAAACTTCTGTGTCGCCATACTTAAACTGTGTAATACCGTTCTTTGTTCCTGCTGCGGAACCACTGAATATCTTCAGGCTCATCACT